GAGTATGACATCCCGTTTTCGTGGAGTGTTAGATAGCCTCTCGCTACTAGCTCTCCCTGTTATTATGTGTTACTTCTTGTTCGGAGGGCCGAGCCTCCATCTACACATGATAGCTTACTTTGAATCTATGGCTACCTATTACACTGACAGAGCTATTATCTGTGGCTCCTGGGATGATTAGTCTTTATGGTTCACTACAGCTTTGAGCAAGACCTTCTTCTAGCTGCTAAGACAGAGGAGCAGGTAGCTCAGTGGTTTTCTGATGAAGGCCATGAAGTAATAGAACTAAACAACGATTACCGCTACGATATAAAAGTAAAACTAAAGACTGGCGATGTCGTATTGATTGAAGTTAAAGAAGACTTTATGTGCAAAAGAACAGGTAACGTAGCAGTAGAGTTCCAGTGCCGTGGTAAGCCTTCGGGCATAGATAGAAGTGAAGCAGCCTACTACATCTACAAAATACATACACCTGATGGGGAAGGATTGTTTGCTGTGTCTAGCGCAAGGCTTAAAAAGCTAATTGCCGGAGAGAAGTATCATTCAATCAAAGTAGGAGGGGATAATGGGTCAGAAACTAAAATGTATTTGTTTGATATTGACACAATCAAAGAGAACTTTAAGAGTCTAACAATGGGTGACTGAGATGAAGCATCTAATAATACCAGACACACAAGTAAAGCCAGAGTATCCTATCGACCATCTGGAGTGGGCAGGTAAATATGCAGTAGATAAGAAGCCTGATGTTATAGTCCACTTGGGAGACCACTGGGATATGCCCTCACTGTCCACCTATGACGTAGGCAAGAAGAGCTTTGAGGGTAGGCGGTACACCAGTGATATACAGGCAGGGGTAGAAGCTATGGAGCTGTTCCTAAAGCCTATACGTAAAGAGCAGAAGAGATTAAAGAAAGGCAAGCGTAAGAGATGGAACCCTAGACTGGTGTTCTGCTTAGGCAACCACGAGCATAGGATAGAGAGAGCAGTAGAGTCAGATGCTAAGCTGGAGGGACTGATAAGCTATGATGATTTACAGCTTGAAGAGATGGGCTGGGAAGTCTATGATTTTCTTGAGCCAGTTATTCTGGATGGCATTGTATATAGTCATTACTTTACTAGCGGTGTTATGGGCCGTCCTGTATCTAATGCTAAGCTACTGCTTCAGAAGAAGATGATGTCGTGTGTCCAAGGCCACGTACAAGACAGAGACATAGCCTTCGCTAGGAAGGCAGACGGGGCAGCAGTAACAGGTATCTTTGCAGGTATCTACTACCAGCATGATGAGGATTATCTGACACCACAGACTAACGGTAGCTGGTCAGGTGTCTGGATGTTAAACGAGATAGATAACGGGAGCTTCGATGAGATGCCTGTGTCTATCAACTATTTGAGGAGTAAGTATAGTGAAGGTTAAATCAGACAAAGTAGCAGCAGGTTGCTTGAGCAACAACAAAGAGTACACAGTGCTGAGCAAAGGTGACAGAGATGCTGTCATTACCAACGACTTAGGTAAACAGTGGATTATCAGACTGACTGGGGACTGTCCTAACCTGCATCCGAATGCAACTTGGACTATCATCAAAGATAGCATAGACGATGCTACACCAGAGGAATGGGATGAGGTAGCTAAGAAGCTAAGAGAAGAGAAGGATGAGGCACTATACAGAGAGGTAGTGCCGGAGTCAGACAAAGAAGTCAACAGCCCTGCACATTATAATACAGGGACTGTTGAGTGTATCGAAGCTATTAGCTCGACACTAAGCGGTGAGGAATTCCAGGGTTATTTGCGGGGAAATGCGTTAAAGTATCTTTGGCGGTGTATGTATAAGGGTAAGACTAAGCAAGACTTAGAAAAATGTAAATGGTATCTTGACAGACTAATCAGTACCTTGTAGTATAAGTACTGAAGACTGTCATCTTCTATCTCCTCCACCTGCCTAGTCAGTAGATTTCCCCTTAGGTCTCTGGCTAGGTAGGTTTTTTATTTGTTCCTTTCGTTCCAGGCTTCGGCTCCACCGCCTAACCAGTTGTAAGCTATATTACCTACAATAGGTACTGGCTTAGCGTACTTAAAGAAGTCCTCTTCTAAGTCTCCTCCAACGATGTCACCACCTAGTTTAAATGCCTCGTCCAGTAGAGGAGTAGCAGGAGTTATAAGGTTCTTGGCAAAGCCTGTTAAGTCACCTCTTGAAAGATACCTCTCACTGACGTATTGGTTAGCACCGAACACCCCTAGCAATCCCCACAAAGCTCTGTCTGGAATCTGCTCAGGCTTAACATCTCTTCCTAATAAGAAGTCTTTTGTCATGCTTGTGCCAGCGTTAGCTAAGGAGAGATAAGCAGCTAAAGCAGCAGCTTTTTTAATAGCTTCAGCCTTGTTGCCTCTAGCGTATTCTTGAATGACTTGGTTGCGTACAACATCGTAAGCCTTCAGTGTGTAAGACTTAAGCATATACAACACACGACCATTAGGATTCTCGATGTAAGCTCTGGGTAGTTCAGACAAGAAGACAGGCTGTACATCAGCTAGTTCGTTCAAGCCGTAGTACTTAACATTGTCTGTTATCTCTTTCCGCTGAAGGTCTCCTATGAAGTTGTCAAACTCTTTACCAAAGACTTGCCCGTACTTCTTCCTAAGTGTTTCTCTTCCTGCTGTAGTCTGGGCTAACTGCTGTGCTTTATTAAGAGCAGCTTGCATCGTAGTCTCTTTGCCTATACGGTCTATCGTAGCAAAGCCTGAGTACTTAAATAGCTTCTCCAAGAAAGCACCAGTTCTCTTAGGGTCTTCAAATTCTGCGAGAGACTTTAAGCCGTTATCTACTAGCTTAATGTTCTTCTCACCAAGCATAGCTGAGATAGTATTCCTGAAGCCGTGGATAGCACCAGACATACCTAAATCACCGAACTGAGTGATTGCAGAGATAGGGTTAGCAATAGTACCAGCATAGCCAGCCGTTCTAAGAAATCTTACTACAGAGCCAGGAGACTGGTTTCCTCCAACAAAGTAACCTCGGAGCAGCTCTACTATCTCTTTCTCGTTCTCAATACTCCAATCACCCTTCGCTCTTTCTTTCTGAATAAGGAATCCTAGAGAGCTATCAGCATCTAAGAAACCATCGCTATCTTCTACGAGTTCTTTACCTGCTTTGCTCTTGGCTTTACTGCCATAGACTCCTAAGGCTCTTCTCTTCTCTATGTCAGTAACAGCTTTAGTAATGTAGTTCTGGAGAGCTTCACTAGGAGAGGCATAGTATTGCATCAGTTCTTTCTGCTGCTCCAGTATCTTATCTAGCTCTCTCTGCCTTACAATACCCATCTTACCTCTAGACTCTTTAACAAAGGTAGCACCGCCTCCCTTGCGAGGTTTAACTACCAAGCCTCTAAGGTATTTGTCAGAAATGTCGGCAAGAGTCTCAATACTCAAGTCTGCTTCGGCTTTTCCTGTAAGCCTGGCGTAAGCTGCTATCTGCTTCTGTATCGCTGAGGTAGGCTCCCGCCCTAAAGCTGCTGTAAGAGCATCATAGTCCTTTACAAGACGAGGGAAGTAGTTTTCGATAGGCTCGAAGGTATGCCCTGCTTTCTTAAGGTCTGCTTCAAAGCCTTTTAAGAGACCAATCACATCTTCAAACTCTGTCTGCATAGAAACAGGCATCAAGTTCTTAGCTTCATCAAACTGCCCTAGTCCTATCCTGTAAGCTATGTCGTCAGCAGTGGTCTTAGATAGCTTATTAAAACTAGCAATAAAAGGAGTAGCCTTCCTAAGAGAGTTGGCTATCTTTATGTGAGAGTTTATCTCGTAAGTTCTTACACGCTGCGCTAAAAGAGAGCTGTACTTCTTAAGGGTAGTGTTAAAAGTGCCTAAGTATCTGTCTACAATAGGAGACATCATTCTAGATATTGGGCCTTGCTGTGCTATTTTCTGCTCTGCCTCTGCGACAGGCTTAGATACAGTATAGTAATCGTGAGTAGCCTTAATCTGCTTAGGCGTAGCTTTTCCTTCTCTCTGTAATTTAGCTAATCTCCCAGGCATCTGAGAAGCATTAAGAAGTTTACCGTTCTTATCTAACAAAAGCTCATAAGAAATCAGTTTAGAAGGACGGGTAAGAGCTGCTAAGCCACCTCCTAGCACACCACCAAGAATAGCAGAGCTAGCAGTAGGAACTACTCTTATCTCTCCCCTCTCTGCTAAATCAGCAGAAGCAGTATAGCCAGCAGACAAAGCAGCTCCTAACAAAGCACCAGTTCTTACTGTGCCCCCTAAAGGAATTAAAGTAGTAGGGCTGAGAAGAGAGCCTACAAAGCCCCCTGTTATGGCTGCGCCAGTAGGAGGACTAATAACAGTCTCATAGCCATATTCTTCTATTAAATCTCTGTATCGCTGGTTAGCCAGCATATCTCTTCTTGTGTCTGAGTCTGCCTTTGCAAACACATCAGCGTAAGGGTCTGACTCTGTGGGTATAGCGGAAGCGTTCATGGGGATAATTGTTTTCAAGTAGTCCCCTACATTCTCTTCTATAGTATTACCGTATCTATCAAAGCCATAGACCAGATTCTGAATAGCTCCTAGCTTAGTCTCTTCTTCTGGAGTAGATACTTTAGATGGCTTCTCTGAATAAACACGATACAGCTTACCATCCTTAAACACATCCCCTGGTAACGCTCTGTATTCCCGTAGAGACGCACTACGTTGAATATCCTCTAGTGTAATTCTTTGCCCAAAGTCGGCAGGAATACGAGTTATTGTCTTAGGCTCATAAGGAATAGGCTTAGGCTCTTCCTGTTTAATAATAGCTTCTTGTATTGTTTCAGGCTCTTCAGCGGGAGTAACTATAGACCTTCTTACTTCTTTAGCTACTTCTTCGGTAGGCTTGACAGGAAAAACTCTTTCTCTCCCTGGGATAGTAATAGAACTAGGCACAGGAGGCTCTTCTACGGGCTCTTCAGGCACAGGCTCTGAAGTAGGCTCCATGCCCAGTCTGCTACGTAAAGCAGCTTCTGCTCTATCTAGACCTTCTACTGCTGTATCTGCTTTTGCTAGTGTAGCGTCCATAGCTTGACGAGTAACAGCTTCAGCTTTATCTAAGCCTTCTACAGCTCTGTCTGCTCCACTAAGCACATTAGATTTAAGAGTGTCCAAGCCAGCGCGCACAACAGGCTCTGCTCTTTCAATAGCTCCAGCAGTAGCATCTAGTACTTTAGGGATACCTGTGCGCATAGCTGCTTCAGCTTTGTCTAAGCCTTCTACTACTTTGTCTGCGCCTTCTACTGTATCTGTTATTAAATCTGTTGCTTTATCTTTTGCTATTCCTAAAGAATCTTTAATTAGCTGACGTACATTAGTAGCTCTTTCACTAACTTCTCTTTTAGAAAATTCTTTCTTTCTACCAGGAATATCAATAGAGGAGGGAGCTGTAGCGGTCTCTCCAAATAGTCCTTCAAGTTGGCGTTGTGTTAGCTCCTGTTCTTCAGGAGTCATACTAGGAGCATTGTTGTAATTAGCAAAGACAGCAGCAGCTTCTTCAAGTCTCTTAACTACACCATCCCTGTAGGATGCTCCTACTTTTTGTTTTCTTTTTTTATATTCTTGGTGATTTAAAAGCTCAACACTAGCTTCTTCGCTCTTCCCTGCATTGAATAGTTCTCTGAACTTAGGAGATTGCGCTAAGTCACCACGATAATGAAGCTGAAACAGCTCAGTCTTTACGCTTGTAGGTAAACTAGAGTAGCTAGGGATGTATTCAGAGACTTCTCTTTCTTTAGCTTCCATTGCTTCTATAGGAGTCATATCCATATAGATGCCTGTCTGCCCTACACCAGTAGTCCAGTTTCCTTTGTCATCCTTATAAGGCTGAGTAGCATAGCCTTCCAGCTTTACTATTCTTTTCTGCTGAGGAGTAAGCTCTACGTCAAACGTCCTTTCTACTATCTCTACAGCATTGTTGCCTCTGTAAATTTTAGGTCTTGTATTTTTAGCCATTAACAGTCTCAGCTAAATTAAAATGGGCCAGCAGGAGTAGCAATAGTAGAAGGAGTTAAATCTACTCCAAGTATTCTATAATACTGCGCTCTCAACTGAGCAGCTCGTCTTGACCTCTCTCTTCCAGTCCTCAGCCTTCTGCCAGCAGCGTCCTCTTCATCCAACCTCTTCACTACTAGCCTGTTTATTTCTGCTACCTGTGCTGCTTTATCATTGCCTACTTTATCAAGGAAAGCTCTTTGCTCTGCTCCAGTCATAAGAGGCGTACCCTCTGGTGTCTCTCCTGCTGGAACAACTGGGGGTTCTCCTGACACATCTTCAGTAGGCGCGTCAGTTCCTTCACCTTCTACTACCATTTCAATGGTTGCTTGATTATCCGCTAAGAACATATCAATAATCTGGTCGTCAGCAATACCAGGGTTCATCTGCTGGATTCTTCCGAACTCTCTTATGAGTTCTTCTCTTCCTTTAGCTGCGTCTTCTGCTCCAAAAAGCCTAGCAAAAAACCCAGGATTCTGCATTAATGATTGAAGCTCAGGGTCTTCGTCAACTAATCTACCTATTGATTCTCTCTCAGCAGCAGTAAGAGGCTCTATTGAGTAACGGTCAATACTTTGGTCTATAGCAGTAGTAAGCTCTGACCCTGATAATAAACCATTAGCAACAGAAGGAAGCAATGCTGCTAACTCCCGCTGGACTCGTGGGTCTGTAGTATTCTGCATTGCTGTTGCTACTCTCTGCGCTCCTGCTGCTCTCTGAGAAGTTGTAGCTTGTGTTTTTACTCTGAGTTCTTCTTCTTCTTTTTCTTTCTTCGTAGCTAAAGCATTAAGCTGCACTGCCTGAGCCGACAAGCCTAAGTTTTTAGCAGCCTGAGCAGCATTGGTATAGTCAGCAGCAGTAGAAAGAGGCATACCAGCTAACTGCTCTTGTAGCTTTTCTATAGGAGGTCTAGTGTCCAGCCCAAACATTCCACCAATGCTAGTCCTTAACTGCTCTGCCTGAGTTCTAGCAGGAGGAGGGGCCATTAAGTCAGCAAGAAGATTACCAGTAGGGCTAGTACTTTGCTGTTGC